GTGAAGAGATGTGCCTAATGATGGCAAAGGTCAACTATCCCCGCGATGAAAAGCTCAGTTGGACTTGGTTGTTCGCTTGGGATTTCCACGAAGCGTATGTTGAGGGTTGGTACGAAGGAGTGAAGCTATGAAGGGGGGCGCAAGGCCGGGGAGTGGGCGCAAGCCCACACTGATCGACGAGCGTAGAGCCTTGAGCCTACACAAGCAGGGAGTATCAATGCGAGAGATCGCCGAGCGGTTCGGCGTGAACATTCATGTAATCAAGTATTTTTTTAAGAAACAAAGGAGGTTAGCAAATGACACCAGAGAGGAAAGTTAAACAAAAGGTGGTTGACATACTGAAAGGGCACAGCCCTGATATCTATTTCTTTTACCCCGTAGCAGGGGGGTATGGTTCAGCGGGTATCCCAGATATTGTGGGGTGTTACTGCGGAAGATTTTTTGCAATCGAGTGTAAGGCTGGCAAAGGCAAGACCACTGCATTGCAAGACAAGAACATTGATCGTATCCGTAAAAGCGAAGGTCGCGTCATGGTGGTCAATGAGGATAACTTGGACGATGTTCAAGTAATGTTGGAGAGTATAGAAACACACTGGAAAGGAGTGTATTGAAATGGGAACTATGCAAGACGAAATGACCAAAATCCTAGATCAATGGGATACAGAGACACTTAAATCATCAACCGTAAAGGAGAATGCCATGAGCACAGCACCGCAAGAAACCCAGAAACCCACTCGTGGGGATTTGACCAAGTACATAGTCGATATCGTTCGCGCCAATCCTGGCATCACAAGCATGACGCTAAAAGGATTTATGAAGAAACAAAACAAGGAACAATACCTTTCCCAAGCGGCATCAATGCTCAACCAATTAACACAAGGGCACTATCTGTCCCGTGAGGTAGCACCCGTGCGGCATCTAGGGCGTGAGGTGTATCAACACTTTGTCATCCCAGACGCAGATCGCATAAGGATGGTTGAGGAAGACAGAGCCCGACTTAAAGTGATGCAAGCCCGCGCTGAGAAAGCCCGCGCCGCCAAGGCCGCAAAGAAAGCGGCGAAGGAAGCAGAGGCACAAACGGTAGAGGAAGTGGAAGCACCCGAACCTTTGGCACGTGCCCCGCAAACTGCCCCTGCCCCCGCCCCTGCCGCCACACCATACTTGATGAAACTTAATGCAGAAAACATCTTGCAGAACATTTCAATCTTGGAAGCCCGTGCGTTGTACGAAGCCCTTAAAGAAATATTTGGCAAGTAACAATGGGGCGAATGAAAGATAAATGGCTTGAAGATATGGACAATGAGGCAATCTACGAAGAGGCACGAGAAGAAGGCCGAGTGATTGTCATTGGGGACTATGCCATCTGGGATTTAAACCATGAACAGTTTGGCATGTCCCATCGCAACGGCGAGGTAGGTGTATTCAAGAAAGCAGACTTTGAAGCCTACCTTGCCGCATTTTTTGGATTGAACTTTTAACGAAAGAAAAAATGAGTGACGAAGCCGCAGTAGAAGTAGAGAAAGCCTACAACTTGTTGGCCTTTCACCATGCAGAGTGTTTGGCTTACAACAAAGACCTTGAACAACGACTGGCGACAATGAGGGAGCGCGAAGGTTTCCTTACGTGGATAATGGAAACTTATCCCACGTTTTTAGAACAATACAAAGCATTGCAAGATTTGGAGAGAGCATCGAATGAACATCATAACGCTAGACTTTGAGACGTACTACACCAGCAAGGATTTGGGATTCAAAACCCAGACCACAGAGGAGTATGTGCGTGACCCGCGCTTTGAGGAAATTGGAGTGTCGGTCAAAGTCAACGACAACGAGACGCTGTGGTTCTCCGATGCGCGTGAGCACATACAGGGTTGGTTTCGCAACTTTGATTGGGGCCGCAGTTTGGTGATTGCCCACAATGCCATGTTTGATATGTCGATTCTGAACTGGCACTACGGCATCAAGCCGCTTGCCATTGCGGATACTTTGAGCATGGCACGGGCGATACACGGCACTGAGGTGGGCAACAGTTTGGACAAGCTGACCCAACACTACAAACTTGGGAAGAAGGGCGATGACACCAAGTGGGCGATCAACATGCGCCGTGAGGACTTCACCAAGGAACAACTTGAGCGGTATGGTGCGTATTGTTCAAACGATGTGGACTTGACCTACGAATTGTTCCTGCACCTCCTGCCATCGTTCAACAAGATGGAACTTAAACTGATTGACACCACTGTCAGGATGTTTACAGAACCTGTGTTGAGGCTCGATCCGGATCAGCTTTCTAAACACCTTGTGGACGTACGTTCTAAGAAGGCTGATTTACTCACGGCAGCCTCCGCCGATGTAAGTGATCTCATGTCCAACCCAAAGTTTGCCGAACTCCTGCGTGGGCTTGGGGTCGAACCGCCCACCAAGAAAAGCCCAACCACGGGCAAAGAGACGCTTGCACTGGCTAAGAACGATGAGGAATTCAAGGCTCTGGCCGATCATCCTGATGTGCGTGTGCAGGCACTTGTTGCCGCACGTTTGGGAAACAAGACCACTCTCGAAGAGACGCGAACCGAGCGGTTGATCGCCATTGCCAATCGGGGAACGATACCTGTACCCCTCTCTTACTATGCCGCACACACGGGGCGGTGGGGCGGTGCGGACAAGCTGAACTTCCAGAACCTGCCATCGCGTGGGGCAAACGCTAACAAGTTGAAGAAGTCCATCCTTGCACCCGAGGGGCACGTCATCATTGACTGCGACTCATCACAGATTGAGGCACGGGTGCTGGCTTGGTTTGCGGAACAAAACGATTTGGTGGAGGCGTTTGCACGTAAGGAAGATGTGTACCGCATCATGGCGGCGGCGATCTACAACAAACCCCAGCCAGAGATTTCTGCGCCCGAGCGGTTTGTGGGTAAGACAACCATTCTTGGTGCGGGGTACGGCATGGGTGGGCCAAAGTTTAAGGCGCAACTCAAAACCTTTGGGGTGGACACCACAGATGAAGAAGCATCTGCGATCATCAAAACGTACCGGGAAACCTATGCTTGGATTCCAACGCTTTGGAAGACGGGCTCCAAGGCAATTGACGCCATGTCAAAGGGGCGCACCAGCAAATGGGGCAAGCCTGGGGTTATAAGTATTGATAAAGAGGGCATACTTATGCCTAACGGGATGTACCAGCGGTATCCGAACTTGCGGCTGGTGAAAGACAAAGACGGGAAAGAGCAGTATATTTACGACTCCCGCAAGGGGTCGGTGAAACTGTACGGTGGCAAGTTGACAGAGAACGTTTGTCAGGGCTTGGCGCGTATCATCATTGGTGAACAACTCTTGCGGATTGCGAAGAGATATCGTGTCGTACTCACCGTACACGATGCTGTGGCGTGTGTGGCCCCCAAAGAAGAGGCCGAAGAAGCAATGGCATATGTGATGGAGTGCATGAGATTTGTACCTGAGTGGGCACAAGGTATCCCCCTAAACTGTGAAGCTGGATATGGAGAGAGTTATGGAGATTGTTGATTACGCCTACCCCTGCATGATGGCAGAGCGTGGGCTGAAGGATGCACACGATGCCGTGTTGCATGGGGACTTGGATGCGGCGATTGAACACACCCTGCAAGCCATTGTCGATGCCCGACTGATGTTGAACTCATTGAAACACATGAAGGAACCCCATGTACATATGGACGAAGCGCATGGAACTGGCGCGGCAACGAGCCAGACAACCTAAAGATGCGTTCCCCGCATATGACAGCAAAGAATATTACCCTGCACTGGAACTGCTACGCCGCGAGTGCGACATGGTGAACAACGGGCATACACGTAAAACCGTTAGGGATTGGAAGATCAAACGCGAGTTTTGGATGTGTGTTGAGTGTGGCGCATCGCAGGGATTGGTTTTGGAATCCACATACGACAGGGAACAAGAATGACAACAGCACCTGCATGGAGTTACTCCAGCATCACGATGTTTGACCAGTGCCCGAAGAAGTATCACCACATTCGGGTGCTCAAGGACATTAAAGAGCCCGAGAGCGAAGCCATGATGTATGGCAAGGATGTACACCTTGCGGCTGAGAACTACATGCGCGATGGTACGCCCATACCGCCTAAGTACGCCTACATGGAGCCGTTTCTTGAGAAACTGAAAGCCATTCCAGGCGAGAAATTCTGTGAGCACAAGATGGGCATCAAGCAAGTGGACGGACGCCTTGCACCCTGCGGGTTCTTTGACCGCGATGTTTGGTATAGGGGGGTGGCTGACTTGGTTATCATCAACCGCGACAAACGCGAAGCACGGGTGGTGGACTACAAGACGGGCAAGAGCGCCAAGTACGCTGACCCCAAACAGCTTGCTCTCATGGCGGCATGTGTGTTTCTACATTTCCCAGAAATAGAACACGTGCGAGCGGGCCTTCTGTTTGTCGTGTCCAAAGATTTTGTACGGTCTGAATACACGTTAAACGCGGGGCTAGCCATTTTTTCACAGTTGGACGATGCGTTGACGGCAAGGGGGACTGCTTACGCCACAGGCGTATTCAACCCCAAGAAAAATTTCACTTGCAAAGCGTGGTGTCCAGTGCTAGATTGTCACCATAACGGAAGGAACCCATAATGCCGTACAAGAACAAATCAGACCGCGATGCCAAACACGAATGGCAAATGGAGAAGAAACGCCCTGGCGCACATGAAGCGCGAATGGAGCGACAACGTGCAAGACGTGCCCTTGATAAAAAGGGTAAAGACCTCAACAATAATGGCAAGGCAGATGCGCGTGAAGGCAAAGATGTTGCTCACGTGAAAGCCTTGGACAAAGGCGGGTTGAACCGCGATGGTGTACGGATTGAATCGGCCTCAAAGAACAGATCATTCAAGCGTGATTCCAATCACAACTTGGTCTCTGAGGTAAGCAAGCGGGAGCGCAAGAAATAATTTTTTGATGGAGCACTGCCGAAGTAAGATGCGAGTGATAGGCAGAGCCGGGGGTTTTTGATATTTTTCCCCTTTCATAAATAACCGCACCAGTCAGCACGATTAAACAAATCCTTTCGGTCGGGAACTGACGGACAGCCTGGAGAGACAGGCACATCACGCATGGGGATTGACTGGTTCATGCAGTTGCCGACTTAGGTCTTGCGCCGCCTCTGATAATTCCTCACCAGTCCCCAGCCGTGTTGGTGACCAATGGAGAGGCTTGGTTTAAATGAGGAGCCGTGTAGGCACACGCAAGTGGAAAAGGGGAACTACCAGCCAACAACCTTCAAACATAGTGTTTGGAGTGCATAACTATCGGAGAGATTATGGAGATCATTGAGAATAGAGCACTATTGCTCAAGGTGCGCGACCCGCACCGCATCACGCAAGTGATACCCAAGAGTAAAGTGGTAGAAGATGATGGCAAGACTGCCAGCGTGTTGGTCAACTGGGGATTGGAAGAGGCCATAGTCCTCAAGAACCTTAAGATCAACGCACCGTCACCTATCAACGGGTCATACAAGTGGCCCGGTTTACATAAGCCCTTTGACCACCAGAAGGTCACATCGTCTTTCCTGACCATGAACCGCAAGGCATTCTGCTTTAACGAGCAGGGCACAGGCAAAACTGCCAGCGTAATTTGGGCGGCTGATTACTTGATGACACAGGGCTTCATCAAGCGTGTACTGGTGATATGTCCCTTGTCCATCATGGATGCGGCATGGCGCAACGACTTGTTCAAGTTTGCTATGCACCGAAGGGTGGATGTAGCCCACGGCAAACCAGAAAAGCGCAGAGAGATCATCAACGGGGGTGCTGAGTTTGTCATCATCAACTACGATGGTGTGGAGATCGTGGCAGATACGATTGCTCAAAACATGTTTGACCTTATCGTTGTGGATGAAGGCAACGCATACAAGAACCCACAGACCAAGCGATGGAAGACGATTAACAAGCTGGTGAATGGCAGTACGTGGCTATGGATGCTCACGGGTACACCCGCCGCGCAGTCCCCTGTAGATGCGTATGGCCTTGCCAAACTTGTGCGCCCCGATGGCGTACCAAGATTCTTTGGTGGGTTCCGCGATCAGGTGATGAACAAGGTCACTCAGTTTAAGTGGGTTCCCAAGCCAGACGCAGACAACACAGTGCATCGTGCGCTTCAACCTGCAATACGTTTTACCAAGGAACAATGTCTGGACCTACCGGCAATGACCTACGTAACGCGCAACGTACCACTTACTGCACAGCAAGAGAAATACTATGAACTTCTGCGCCGCCAACTTATTGTGAGGGCGGCAGGTGAGGAAATCACTACGGTCAATGCCGCCGCCAATCTGAACAAACTCCTGCAACTGTCTGGTGGTGCGGTGTATTCCGACACAGGCGAGGTGGTGCAGTTTGATGCAAGCAACAGGCTGGCTGTGTTACGCGAAGTGGTTGAGGAATCTAGCCACAAGGTGTTGGTGTTTGTGCCGTACCGACATGCTATTGAAGTGGTCGCAGAAGACTTGCGATCACATGGGTATCCCACTGCGATCATTCACGGTGGGGTATCAGCCTCCAAGCGATCAGAGATTTTCGATCGGTTCCAAACGAAGAAAGACCCGCAGGTGCTTGTTATACAGCCTCAAGCCGCCTCACACGGTGTCACCCTCCATGCCGCGAACACAATCGTGTACTGGAGTCCGGTTATGTCTGTAGAGACGTATTTGCAATGTAACGCACGGGTTCACAGAGCGGGGCAAAAGAACCCCACTACCGTGGTGCATCTGCAAGGCAGTGGCGTTGAGAGACGTATGTATTCCATGCTGAACAACAAGGTGGACATACATCACAAAATTATCCAGTTGTACGGGGAACTACTAGGATAAAAACTCTTGACATTGTTAATTCTGGGTGTATCATACCCACATAAAGAGAGAAGGAGAGAGTGATGACGGAAGAAATTCCAGTTGATAAACTTGTCGCCGCATACATCAAGATGCGCGATAAACGTGCTGAACTTCTGCGCGAGTACGAAGATCAGGACGAAACTGTCAAACAGCAAATGGAAGTCGTAGAGGGTAGGTTACTTGACCTCTGCAAAACCATCGGCGTTGACAGCCTCAAGACCAAACACGGTACTGTTATGCGTGGTGTCAAAACCCGCTACTGGACGAGTGATTGGCAATCCATGCACAACTTCATTTTGGAAAACAAGATGCCTGATCTTTTAGAGAAGCGCATCAGCCAGTCCACGATGAAGCAGTTGCTGGATGAGAACCCCGACATGATGCCTCCCGGTGTCAATGTCGATAGCAAATATTCCGTAACCATAAGGAGAAGCGCAAGTGGTAGCTGAAACTATGACCGTACTGGAGGTCGCAAATTACTTGCGGGTCTCTCGGCAAACGGTTTACACCATGATTCGTGCTGGCAAAATCCCGCACTTCAAAGTTGGCAACAAGGTGCGCGTGAAGCGCGTAGACCTCGATGCCATGACAAACACCCAATCAACCACAGGAGAACTTAAATGAGCGAAATGACACTTTTTTCAAAAGGCGGCAACAACCTTCCCGCACACTTGCGTAACCTTGAACTGGACGAAACGACCAAAGCCCTGATGGGTGGTAGCGGCGGTTCCTCCGGTAAACGCATTTCAATTCGGGGCAGTGTGTTCCGTATGTTGGTTGAAGGTAAAGAAGTTGCACAGAACGAAGACCGTGCAATGAACATTGTGGTTGTTGCGGCTAACGCCCACACATCCCGTAGCTTTTATGAAGGAACTTATGAGGAAGGCAAAAACATTGCCCCGTCATGCTGGTCGGACGATGGCATCACTCCCGACTCCAAGGTTGATGCACCGCAGTCAGACAAGTGCGCTACATGCCCCCAGAACATCGCAGGTTCTGGCACAGGCAAAGGCCGTGCTTGCCGTTACAGCCAACGATTGGCAGTTATGCTGGAGAACGACCTCCAAGGAGATGTGTACCAACTGACCCTGCCAGCGCAGTCCATCTTTGGTAACGTTGAGAATGGCAAGATGCCCTTGCAAGCCTACGCTAAGTTTTTGGGTGGTCATGGCCTACCAATCACTGCTGTCGTGACCGAGA